CGAACTCAGAAACTTTCATGTTCATCATGGTAGCAAATGCACCAACAAAGGCACCAACAATCATCGAGAATGCTGGACCAATAATCTTGAAGATCTCATTGTTATCGATCATTGCATTTGGTAAAAACAATCCGATCAACATCATGATCACAACAGAAAGCATGATAGATCCCAGCGTAACTGCTGCCATCTTCATGATCATTATCTGGACTTTACCCTTTTCGATCTCTAGTTTTTCTAGAGAGTCGATATTGTTCGAGACTTTAACGAAATCCAATAAACCCTTCATGTTACTTCCTTCTAATCAATGTAGCAGGTACACCTGCTTTGTTTTTCTTTTTATATTTTTTCTGTTGACTCTTGGTAAGTCCAGGTTCTGCTTGGTTTGCTTTTGTTGGATTCGGAATACCAATCCCAGCAACTCCACCACCAGCAACGCCCATCTCTTCAACAAACTGCTTGAATGACTGAATCTTTCCTGACTCGAGTTCTTCAGCGAGATCCTTAACATCTTGGCGTTCTTGTGTCATATAAAAAACTTCCTCTAATATTTCGTCATCATATTCGATACCTTCTCGTACCAGAGCAACTGCAGTGGCAAACGAAAGGAAGTTCTTATTGTCCATAGGAACCTTCTCAATGATTCGTTTTAATCTGAATACCATTCTATGAAGTAGACTATATGCCTCTTGTTCTTCATTAGTATTTAATTCACTCTCTTTCTTCAATCGATTACCATGCTTATCGATCAATCCTAGACGAAATGCATCCTGTTGATCGAAGGGTGTAGTCAACAACCTTAGAATACGATATGTTATCAGTGCATCTACAAATCTAGACATTAAGTTCTCTTAACCTTGTTACTATATTCTGGTCTAAACTGACCTCAACCATAGAACTGCTCGTCATTCTGTTAAGAAAAACGAGGAATGTTTTCAAGTAGTGCCAATATCTCTCTTCTATTTTATAGAATAGCATCTTAGTTGCAGCATTACCAAACACATTATATAGAACAATTATATGATTCAGTATCAATCGTTCATTTAAAACATCAGTATTTTCATACCGTTTAAACAATCGCTTTATGTATTTAAATCTTTTTAAATCTTCTTCCAAATCAGGCATCCCATTACAACTGGGATTGTCATAATTTTTAATAGCATAAATCAAGAAGGTATCATTATTTAGTTCCAGCATATTATGTAACTGTCGCCGTTCCCCCGAGGAAATACCAATTTCCTGCCAAGAACATTAATTTAGCAGTATCACCTATCGAATTAAAAACAATAGAAGTATGACCAATATTAGAATTGATTGTCAATGCATGATTAGCATTATTGCTTACCATTACGATAACTTTAATTTGCCCATCAACCCCATCAGGGATAGTCAAAGTTCCAGCACCATCAGGTGAATTGATTCTGGTTACTAGTGTAGAAACGCTGATGGCACCAGCAGAACTCATTGTCTGCACGGTGCCACCAAGAATCAGATCGTCTTCCAGAACTACGGGAACTGGAATGCCACCAAACAAATTGGCAACAGTAACCTTATGATCATATGGACTTGTGTTTGGTTTCACGAGATACAGGACATCGGTCGCGGAGACCGATGTCGCTGGATTCATGGCGGTTACTTTACTGTCTGCCATTAGTTATTAATCCTCTGGGAACTCAATGTCATCAGCAGCATCACTGGAGATACCGTTCTTAGACATAGCAACTAGAACTTCATACTGGATACGACCAGCGTGAGCACCAGTTAGAACCTTACGCTTGACCCAACCAGTGTGAGCAACAGCACCAGATTCACCAACTTCGTCGCCTTGGTTTACACCGAGTGCTGCACGAGCAGTAGCAGTTGTTGCAGTCTGAAGGTCGAAATACTGGTTGTCATTACCAGTACCAGTTAGGTCGAGTTGACCAGTCGATGCAAACGTCTGCGAGTTGTTACCTGTTCCGCTGATATCGATAGCATTACCGCCCAAAGTCAGTGCTAGTTGGAATGTATCGTTAGTCTTATTAACAACAAAGTAATCAGTACCCGAAGTCAGACCAGTGATTGTAGTGCCACCTTGGTTGCTGTAGTTAAGTTCTGCACCATTAACTAGTCCGTGAGCAGTTGAAGTGAAAACATTAGTAGTTGTGTTAACACCAGTAGTAGCAATTACCATGGTTGCAACAGCGTTGGCACCACGAGTAGCACTGTCATACAGTCTGAAAGCATTTGTAGACACTTGTCCTGGATAATAGGATGCCGCATTTGTTAGTCCAGCAATAGCAGTACCACCATTATGATAATACTTGAGGTGCTCACCAGCAGTCAATCCGTGATCGGCATAAGTAAGAACATTTGTTGTAGTATTAACGCCAGCAATTGGAACAGTGCGACGTGGTACTGAAAGATTTACTGTAGGAGCAGTTTCATATGAAGAACCATTGTCTGTTACAGTAACTGCAGTAACAGAGCCAGCAGCAATAGTTGCAGTTGCCGCAGCACCTGAACCGCCACCACCAGTGAAACCAACAGCAGGTGCTTCAAGGTAACGTGTACCACCTTGGATCAGAGCAACCGCTGAAATGTAACCGCCTGTTTGGTCGCCGTGAATTTCGGAAGGTCTAACACCGAATACTTGAGTCGACTCAAAGTCAGTCGTTGCAACAGAAGCAATCGACGTTGGTTTTTCGCTAACACGATAATCCTGACCAGAGAATGCAGTCAGAGTTGTTCCTGGATTTGCATTGATAACAGTAGCGGATGTTTCGCTGGCAATTGCGGTATAAATCATTTCTTGTGTGCCAACACGAACAATGTCACCAACTTGATGTCCATCATCAATAAAGAAAGTGTCAGTACCTGTCAGAGTTCCACGACCAAGTGCAAGAGGTAACGTGAACGTATGCGAAGATCCAATACCATCTGTTGAAATGATTGCTGTTGGAACATTGTGTTTTGCACCTGCCTCTGTGGCAGCAACCATGAAAGTGTTTGCTGTTACGTTGGTAACATAATATGTGCTACCAGACGTTAGACCAACGACCGAAGTTCCTGATCCGTTTGAATATACAACAGGATCGCCCAGTTGGAATGGATGATCTGCCGAAGTATAAACGCCAGCAGCATGACCTGTCGCGGCGTTAAATGTAATTGAAGGTGCAGTAAGTGTTACTGTACCCGAAATTGATTTTCTATCTGATTTACCCCATGCGGACATTAATTGTCTCCCTTTTTAAATTCTAGATCTACGTAGTTGAAAAATTCTTTTCTCTTCGACTCATCAAGTTCCGAGGGAGACTTGATGCCATATTCATTAAGAGCAGTTTCAAATGCAGTCTTATATGACTCGTTCATTTTCTTTACTGCATCAATATCTTCTTTGGTCAGTTTGTTAACTGCTCTCGAGATACCCTTTTCGCGCTTGCCCATGTCCTTGAAGTTCTTGCTTGACTTTTCGTCTGCAGCAATCTTCAGACCTGCTGTAACACCTTGACTGCCCATTTTTGTGGCAGCCTTATTGATATAACGACCCATTGTTGCCTTTGACAGTTCGTCAAGGTTTTCGGATTCTTCCTTAGTCAGTTTCTTGACAGCAGTTTCGATACCCTTGTGGCGCTTTGAGAGTTTTTTCTCTAGCGGATTATTTGATTTATATGGAGTCGACGAAGAAATCGCTGTTCCATCTTTTATACCGCTTCTATATGATGTCATGTCAATGGAATCTTTTGCTTTATTTATGTAGCGACCCATTGTTGCCTTCGAGATCTCATCGACCTGTTCGACTTCTTCCTTAGCAAGTTTATCAACTGCTCTCTTGATACCTGTCTCACGATTCTTACGGAGACGCTCTGCTTTATCGTAAGTATGTTGGTTGAATCTCTTACCGAAGTGTCCTGTTTCGCTGTCGCCTTGGTATGCAGCGATGTTTGTCAGAGGAACATTCTTTGGACTCATTACATTCTTTGGTTTTTCAGCGCCTGATGCTTTCTTAACATAAGAACCCAAGGTCTTCTTTGAGAGTTCGTCGATTACCTCGACTTCTTCATTCTTCTGAGTCTGTGCATTCATTGCTTTCTTAGCAAGGTGCTTAGCAGCATTCTTTATTGTGTTACCATACTTGTCTTTGCGCTCGCCGACTTTTCTATATGGTCCATCGAATGGCATATCTTTTTCTTCGTTCATCTCACCCTGCATGTAGTTGCTTGCAGTCGAGATATAATCTTCTGCCAAAGTAATCTTCGACTGAACCCACTCAGGAAGATTGGTGTCATCAGAAAGCATATCATGCATACGCTGCGAGTTGGCAATGATCGACTTCAGTTGACCCATTGCCATGTCACCTTCGTAGTCATACTCTGTCTTTTCTTTTGCTTCAGTAGCATAAGTCTTGGCACCAGCACGTGCCTTATTGAATACGGTATCATCACCGAGAACAATAAACATCATCGAACTGATGAACATGTTCATTACATCGCGCTCAGCACCCTGAAGTGACATACCAGCATGCATTCTAGAAATGGCACGCTTCAAAAGTGGCAGCGAACTTGTTGGCATCAAACCAGCACGAACCAACTGGTCGAGTCTGCCGTCCATGTCCATCGCTTCAGTCATTGTTGACCTGATAACTTGTTCTAGTCTCATTAAATGATTCCTCTAATCTTTTATCTATTTATATTACTTTGAGGTTGCGAGAAGCATCCAACCATGCTTAGCATGAACATCAAGACGCCCTTCGATATGATTAACAAGACCTCTGTTACCCTCTGCTTCCGCCAATTTATGTGCAGCATTCAATGCTTCAATGACTGATGCGTTGGCATCCATAAGATCTTGAAGCATCGACGGAATACTGTTACCATTGATTGATGAATCTTTAATAGTTGCAATACTAGACACAGTATCTAGACCATATGGAACATAATCATCTAACGCACGAATCTGCTCAGCAATCTGATCAACTGCAGCGAATAGTTCTTCGTAAATACCAGAAAAGAAATCGTGCATCTGGGAGAAGTCTTTGCCTTCTACATTCCAGTGATGCCCATGCGCTTTAAAATACATCGCAAAAGTATTTGCGAGCACTATCTTCATTGATGTGTTCAGTTCATCCATATTAACAATTCCATTTTCTTAGTGCTAGTGCCTTGCGAGTCGGACGACCCTTTTCATCTTTCATTGGACCATCGACGCCAGACATTCTAGCACAGAAAGACTTGCGACGATTCGCTGCTTTACTGCCTGCCTTCAACTTAGAAGGTTTGGTTGTTACTGGTGCCTGTAGATTGCCGCCATACTTGTTGTTGTAATAGTCACGACCCTTCTGGGTTAGACCACCAGTAGAACTCTTATGACCTTTGCCATCAACTGCTGCTTCAGCAATAAATTGTTTGAAAGATAACATTACTTTTTCTTTCTGGTTCTGCTGTTCTTGATTCTTGATTGCTCAAGTTTACGAACTGCTGGCATGACTCTGACAGATAGACGAGCAACCATTGGTGCCATACGCTTTATCTGTGCTTCAAGACGTGTCTTTTCAGCAGAAGATACTGTTGACATATCTCTGTTACGCAACAGTCTCTTGTATACCATGCGACGAGCAGCACGAATTGATCTCGATTTTAGTTTTTCTGGTGTCGACACACGTTTGATAGCAATATTTCGTGCCATCATTCGGCGACTCTTAGAACGCATTGCATTAAACTTTTTCTTGAGGCGACCAGCAGGAGTGATACCTTCCTCTAGATCTTCGCCTTCTTCATCAGGTGATTCGTCGTATTCGATTTCATCTTCATCATATAGATCTACTAAATCATCCCACGAAAGAGCAAGGACATCTGCTTCTAGTTCTTTTTCGAATGCTTCTTCATCGAAATCTTGGAAGCGGATGTCTTCATCATCATGTGAAATTACTGGTGAGATTTGATCACCTGAACCCTTGTGCGCTTCATAGGAATCAACGTGGTGTGTTCCCATTTCTGCAGTGTCGCACATCTGGCAACAGTCAGGAGTTCCGCAATTCTCATGCGCTTCTTCAGCAATTGTTCTCATAAATTCAGCATGAGATTTATGCGCACGTTTTTGTAGTGCTTCTTTTTCGATAGAAGACTTGGCAGAGTTATACTTGTTCATAAATACATCAGCATGGTTAGGAGCAATTGTGTGATGTTGACCATCTTGGAATTGAACCTTCGATCCAATGCTTACTACTTTACGTAGTTGCATTACGAGGTGAGGTGCTTCCTTTGCTTTCTCTGCTTCTTTCTTTTTCGCAAGAACTTTCTTTGCACGTGCAATATTCTTTGGATCAGTCAGTGCTTTCTGCATTTTTCTTCTGAATTCATCTCTAGCGATAGATGCCTTTGCTGAGATTTCAGCGAGATAACCTTCGCGAACAGGGTGTAGACCAAGATGCTGAGTAGTTACATTGTCGTAACGTGGATCGAATGATGGGATCTTATCTGCTGCCATTGATTCTTGACCAGGAGTCATAGCAGCATACTTCTTACGGAGAGCATCAGTTCCCCATTCGTTGTCCTTGCCGAGTTCTTCTTTCATATTACCTTTGGTGTCAAGTTTAGTAATCTTACCACCCTTCGCTTTGAATGCAGCAATAGCATCAGCAGTAGAAGTTGAAGATCCAGGCATCACACCCTTTTTCTCTGCTCTATCCATTGCTATATACTGCTTTCTTGCAGCGAATGGATCTTTGCCTGCTTTACGATAGTTATTATATTCATTGACTTGTTCGAGTTCTTCTGGAAGAATGCTCGACTTAGTAACCTTCGACTTGAACATCTTGTGATCAACACCGACTCTCTTAGCAGCAACCTTGTGAGCATGAGCAGTGTTCTGTGCCTTAACGTGAACCGAACCAGCAGCGACTGCCTTACCAGCATGTTGCTTAGGGAAGTCTACCTTCCACATGCCGTATGCTTCTTCGAGTTCCGATTCTTCTTTGACAGCATTCTGACGAAGACTCTTGTAACGACGGATGGCAGATTTACGCTCAGAAGAACCACCAGGAGTTTTTATAAGATCAGCATATGCTTTCTTGATTTCTGGATTAGTCACACCTTCTTCAATTTCAACTTCTTCATGCATCGCAGGATTATATGACTTCTTGAAGTGGGCGAATCTGCTAGTGATGTTTTTATCGGTTGGATTGTCAGCAATGTGGCGACCATGCGCAGAATCAAGGAAGTGTTTTACCATTACGTTTGGTTTCTTTGCATCTTGAAGATGTCCAGCAGCACCCACTAGTTTCTTAGCATAACGATGCATGGCAGAATATCTCTTATCTTTCTCAGCATCGTCGCGTGCTTCTACAGTACCATGGTATCCATATCCCTTGTTACCAGAGGTAACACGAGTCAATGCTTCAGTAATCTTTGCATTCAATGGTTTGCGACCCTCTTTCTCGGTTGCTTTCTTGTATGCCACATCCATGTCTTCGTCGCTATCGCTCTCTTGTGGTTTCAGACCAGGATTCGGATGATAACCATAGTCTCCAGGTTCAGGGAATCCCTTTCTAGGATACTTCTTAGAGTCTGCCTCTTCTGGTAAACCTTTTTTGCGACGCATCGCAGCAGTGAAATGATCAGGTGTTCCAGTATCTGGATCCATCTTTAGTTTCGCGCCTGCTTTTTTTGCTACTGCGGCTTTTGCTTTGGCAATAATATCTGTTGCTTCAGGCACACAGTTAGGAACCATGCGCTTACCTTTTTTCTTCATGCCGACACGTTTGTAACCATCCCAGCACTTCTCGTCGATTGCCTCTTCGCTGACAGACTTCCATCCACCACCCTTGGACTTGTAATACTTCGCTGCCCAACCATTCGCATATGCTGATGGATAAACATCAAACTTTTGTTTCGCCAAAGACTTTGCCTTTGACCATAAAGATGGATTAGTAGGTTCATTACCTTCCATCATAAATTCTTCAGTGTTTACCATGACAGGTTTATTACCCTTTCCTTTACGATCAGCAACTGGATCTTCTCTTCTTTTTCTACGAGCAGCAGTTGCTCTATCATCTTTTCCCATACTATGGGCCTTAGAACGTGGCATGCACTTCGGTTTGCCTTCTCCTGGTTCCCGTGCGCAATCACCCTTGATCTCACCGTCGGTGCCTACGCGAACCCAGTCGCCTTCTTTACCTTTGCCGAACCATTTTCTAAGATCTTCGTTCATTTCTTCGCCTTCTTATTTAATTCGTCGATCGCTTCCTTGTTATCCGCAATCCATTTCTGAAGAGCAATCAATTGCTCGGCGTTTGCTTGACAGGTTGCGTAGTTTCCGACGATGGTGAAGAGGGCTTGATTGTCTGCAATACCTGAGGGGGACGCATCAGAACTTCTGGTGGCGTCGGCATCACTGCCTGTGGCACTAGCGTCGTGCGTGAACACCCAACCATTAGAAAGGACAGACTGAGAAGGCACAACAGTTTTGGCGATATCGCGATAGACATATTCTTTTTCCCTAATTGTATTTACACGGTCAACATATTGAGTCACCACTTCAGTGGAGATCTCTGAATTTTTCTTTTCCATTTCTGCAGTTAATGTTGCATTCTTAGCAGCAAATCTTTGTAGTTCCAACTCAGCATGAGCAGATCCCTTCATGTAACCATAAACAAAGACACCAAGTATTAAAGCAACACCTGCTAGTAACTTATATGGTAATGGAATCATTCTGAGCATATCAATTTCCTTTAATCATCACATATTTATCTAGGAATTGTTTAAATGAAACTGACTCTTGGATCCCAAGTCCACGACGAACGTCTTTATACATCTCACGTTTATGCGCTGTTGACATAGAACTTGGCGCCATTGAATGAAAAGTTTTCTCGTCACCAGAAGATGCTGCCTTGCGCATCTTAGTCGCAGATGCACCAGCGACACCTTCGTCGGCATCAGTTCTAGTTCCACCAACTGTCTTGACTTTGATAGAATCAAAATTGAAATGTCCGTGACGACCTTCAACATTATTATACTTGTTTATTAATGCGTGATACTCATGCGCTCTATCAGATCCAGCATGGACAACTAGATGTTTGACACCTTGACTGTGCAATTTAGACAAGTGGTGGAGCAATGTTGGTGCGCCCTTACTCAATGCTTCAACATTCGCTGTTTGAAATGCACGCTTTAGGTGCTTGACTTTAAGATCTGGAGTCAGTGGATTTTTATTGCCATCATGTGTCGCAGTAGTAAGAATAGTATGTTGTGCATTGTCTTGTCTTGCTGCATTTAAAACATGATTGATCATCAGCGCATGCCCAGCATGAACAGGTGCGAATCTACCTATTGTCAAGTGATGTGTTTCGCTCATTGTCCTCTGCTCGCTCTCAAGATTTCACTACGTGCACGATTCGCTGCCGAGAATCCTTCACGGTCAACAACTTTCAGACCATTGAAGACATAACCTTCGCCGCCTGATGCAGCACCCCCAATTGATGTGCGGAAACCACCTGCTCCAGAAGAATCTATTCCTCTGGCAAGGTGGTTAGTTGCTTGTTGCAAGTGGCGATGTATTTCGAATGTTTTGTAGAATTGTTGTTGGTTCTTAGAGACATGATCAATCATGTCATCCATCACCTTTTTCTTTGCTGTCTTTGACTTTTCAGTCTTTACTGCATCAATCTTTTTCTGATGCCATTTGGCAAGATAACTCTTATACCCCTGTGTTGAGGGCGTATCATCAGAAGTAATAGTTGAATTAATATACTGTCTGAGAGTTTGCTCGTGCCCAACATGATGATCATGAGTATGCGATGCCATCAGTTGTTCTGCCTGTTTCAGATGTTCATCTGCTTTAGTCTTATATTCTTTCGGGATTCTGTTTTGGTCTTTTGACACAAGGTGTTGGACAAGATGAACATCAGGATGATTATTAAATCCTGCTAAACTTGTCAGAGGTTTGGCACCAGAAGAAGTTAATTTGCTGTGAATTACAGCACTTACTTTAGATTTGGCAAGCGCCTTACCCTCTGGACTATCGATGTCTGTGTCATATTTAATTGTGTTTGGTGTGTGAGAAATCTTCCCATCCTCATGCTCTCTAGATTCTCGATCTGACATGTATCCGCCCTGATACTCTCCTGGAGTAGTCGGAATAACTTTAGGAAGATGTTGTAGAAGTAACCCAAGTGGTTTAGCGAGATATGGTTTATGACCATGCTGCTTTTCGATATCATCTTGGGAGAAATTGTAAGAAGAACCTGTCCCTTTATACTTGACACCAACTTTACCGTCTGCTCTACGAATAACATTGAATGACATTTTGTCATCAATCTTACGAGTCATGCTTGGTGCTTTGCTTGAAGCAACCTGCTTCAGAGTTCTCAGTGCATGTTTTGCTGCTTGTGGTCCATCGAATAATCTATCGGATGGATGCTCAATGTGAAGAATTGCTGCTTCGGAAAGAAATGATATGAAACTTTGCATAGGGTTCCCAATATAATGTTACCCCCTATTTATAACAACTTCTTCCCATGGAAAATTCAACTTAGTGTCTGTGTGCACAATAGATTCTATGTCAAATCGTGGAGTATATATTAACATGTTCTCATCATCATAGACTGGAATCTTAATCGTATCATCCACCCTTGCCTTTCGACCACCGCGACGGCAAGTCAAAACCAACCAATCTAGATTATTTTTTTGATATTTTCGCTCAAGATGTGATAACAGTTCGCGATCTCCATGATGAAATGGCACAAACGATTCATCATATCCACCAGAATCTAAGAATAGTTTTCTCGGTATAAGAAATTGATTTAATGCCATATACGTGTTCCCTCGACCTTTAAACTTGGCATTGAGTTCATACCAAGAATTAAGATCGAGGGTTTCGGTTTGCAATCTTTTAAGATCTGCTGGTTGTAGCGTGTAGTCTATGTCTAGAAACAACAACCAGTTAGATTGTGCTAGTCTTGCACCAAGATTGCGACAACCATGACTGTTGAATCCTATATCTTCAGTAACTCTATACAATGAAAAATTAATATTATCATTTAATGTGTGTTCTGCAAGAACATTTTCTGCAGGTTCTATCTGAGAACCATCATCAATTAATATAATATTTACTGGAGTATTATAGTAATTCCATCTCTCAATCTGAGTTTCGAGATAGGATCTTTCATTGTAGTACGTTTGAATAATTGTTATATTATTCTGCGACAATTCCCGCCATCTCCTCGGATGCATCGACAACAGTCAAGTCAGTCGCAGGGAAGTCCACTGATTGCGTCAAGTGATACTGCATGTATTCATTGTGTGTCATTGATTCGTCAACATACAGTTGCCACCCCGAAAGAGTTTCGTGGAGTTGTGGATAATGATTCTCAATCATGTGTCGCTTAGAATCCATTACCTTACCAATCTCTGGTAGTGTTGGTTCATAATCAAATCGAGCAATGATATATTCCTTACCACCCGATGCTCTCCACAGAGGCATGTCTTCGGTTCCCGCATTGGTCCATACAAGTGTGGTTGCGACCAACTTCAGATTTAATTCTTGTGTTTCAGTTTCTTCAGTCATAATCTATCCTTGTTTTAAAAATGGTGATGCCAGTAGGATTCGAACCTACGACCTAGAGCTTAGAAGGCTCTTGCTCTATCCAGCTGAGCTATGGCACCAATTACTATTCAACTATACTATACTTATTAGAATTTGTCAACGGTTTTCTCGAAATCTATCTTTTTCAGGATAAACAAACCATCCCGTCGCAATATATTTTTTCCCGATTAGATCTGGATTTGCTCTATGGATGTGGGTATACGCAGCGGGCCATATAACCAATGTTCCAGCAGTAGGCGTAAATGCTAATTCTTGATGTTTGAATTCAGTTTGTCCACCCTCTTCAACATCATTCAAGTATAACATCCAAACTGCAAATCTTCCTGGAGATTCTCTACCCGATCCTTGTTCGTGGTGCCATTGATGGAATCCTCCTCCTGTGTCTGAGCGCTGGAATTTCCATCCTGGTGACAAGACTTCAAAAAATGCTTTAGAAGATGCAGAATATTTAGTATTATACTTGCGCCAACCACGTGCCAATGCTTCGACTATCTTATCCTCTGTTGCTTTCAATGAACCATATCTACCAACAAATATATTCCAATCGGTTCTAGAACTATCGTCAGATAAAACACAAGCATTCCCAGGATTTGGGCGCGAAATAATATCATCGATTCTATCACATGCCTCGGCGCATTCCTCAGCAGTCAATACGTTCGGATATAACTCTATAAAATTAGAAGTCAAATTTAGACAACTCCCTTGTTCGAGATCCTGATGGAGTTCGCTCAAATACAGGAACAGCATCTTCTTGTCCTGAATCGGTGATACCTTGTTGAGCAGATAACTCTAGATCAAACAGTTTCATTTTACCACGGTCGATCCCAACCATGAACCTTTTATTTATAGCAGGATCATTATAGCGATTCTTCAACTGCTTGACCATAAGTTGCCCCATGTTCTCGAGTTCTTCAGTAGAGATGAGAGCAAACATCAAGTCAGCAGTCGCAGGCAAACCGAATGATTCCGAAGTATCAGTCAGATCCACATCACTGTTGGCATAACCACCACGAGTAGTTTGAGTGGCAGAAACAACAGGTAAATCAAACTCAACTGCGAACCCACGAAGTTCTTCAGCAATCGCCTTGACATATGTATAAGAGTTGACACCAGCACCTGCCTTGAACCGACTAGATGCACAGATGTTAAGATAATCAACGAAGATAATATCAGGATTAAAGTTGCGCTTCAGTTGTAGTTCGTTTAGCAATGCTTTAAAGTGACCGACATGCGCACTAGCAGTTGGATATTCCTTGATGATCAGTTTACCTTCAGTCTTTTTCTTAATCTTATCAATCCGATTATCGAACATGGACTTTGACAGATCCTTTAGATCCTGAATGTTTACGTTCATCAAGTTCGCATCGATACGTTCAGCGATACGTTCTTCCGCCATTTCCATGGTGATATACAGAACGTTCTTACCCTGACCCAAGGCACCTGCTGCCATGTGACACATAAACAAAGACTTACCAACACCAGTGCCAGCAAGCGCAATATTCAAAGTCTTGTTTGGCAGACCGCCATTAGTAATTTTGTTGAACATGTCAAGATCGAACGGCAACTTGTTTTCAACACGGTGATAGAAGTCATATCGTGATTCAGAATTGTCGAGGTAATCATGTCCGACGTTGTTGTCAAAACAAACACTCAATGCATCCTGGAGGATGGACGGAATACCATCTTGAGTATGTTGTTTATCATCACCATCGATAATCTGAATAGATTTCATGATTGCATTGTAAACTGCCTTATCCTTACAGAACTTTTCAGTTTCTTCGAGCAACCACTTCTCATTCACGTCAAGAGAATCATCAAGATGTGTCAGTTTCTCATTGATACTTTTAAATTCATTTTCGTTTATACCACGGTCATTCTGCACTGCGATTTCAATTGCTTCGACTGTCGGCAGTGAGTTATACTTCTCGATAAACTCTCTGGCATAATTAAAAATCTTGCGCTCGGAAGTATCATGGAAATATTCTGGTGTTATGAATGGAATTACCTTGCGAGCATAGTCTTCATCAGAAAACAATTTACTCAGTATAATCGTCTCGATCTTCTGCAATTTTTAAATCCTCTATTTCATCATATTCATGTGCAATTTTAATGCAACATGGTTCACAAACAAAGATCTCATACTCGAGACCCTCTTCGATACCGTGAAGGCAAATAGCAGGGTCGTTCTTTTTCAGAGCGACCCCGCATTGATCACATATCTTGATTTTCGTATTCTTCTGAAATATCTTCATCAGAAATGTCCACATTGTCACCCTCCATCATTTGTCCATTGCCCATGCGATAACGATTTTCAATCCACTCGCCGAACGTTGGGTCGGTCAGAACAGGCATCCAGAATTCCTTAGTGTAAGTATCATTCAGGCGATGCTTCTTTTCTTCACCAACCTTCTGATACCAACCGTTCGACGGTTTAATGACATGACCAGATTCCAGAGCAATGTCTAGTAGACCAGACCACTTACTAATACCACCTTCAAAGGTAACTTCAATCGGAATCTTAGATTTCTCACGAACGTAACGAGACTTCTCGACGTTGATGATAAAGTTGTAACCAACCACCTCGGTGCCTTGCTTCTCTTGTTGGCGACCAATAATGAAGATGTTATCAGCAGAGTAATAGATACCAGTTCCACCCGACACAATTGCCTTGGGGAACATACCAATTTCCATGTAAGTATGATTGACCACGACCATAGGAATATCCTTGATGGTAAGGTGCGGTGTGATCATACGGAACAGCGACTTCATCTGTTTAGCACGAGTCATGTCAGCAACCGACTTACCATCGAGAGCATCGTCGACTTCCTTCTTAGATGCCAAGTTACCAACAGAGTCAACAACAATCATAACATTATCGGCACGTTCGAACTGATTAATCTGCTGCATCACATCATGCTTCAACTGTTCAATGTCAGTGATTGGTGTGTGGATAACCATGTCAGTATTAATACCAAAGTTCTCGAAGTATGATTGTGGCGCACCAAACTCAGAGTCATAGAACAGGATGACACCATCAGGATACTTTGTTTGGAAACTCTTAACTAGCATCATAGCAAACGCTGTCTTGAAGTGCTTCGATGGACCAGCAAAAACAGTCAATCCTGGAGTCAATCCACCATCCAGTTTACCAGACAAGGCAACATTCAACGCAGGAACTGATGTCTGGATCAGATCCTTGGTGCTGAACAACTTACTCTTAGAGAGAACGTTGGTCTCCTTAATGGTGCTGTTCTTTTTAATTTTATCGATTAATGCATTCATTTTCAATCCTTGTCTTTAATTATAACTACTGTTGATTTTTTCGGGACAATCAATTCCTTGTCATTTTCTTGAGCAAACTGTTGAATTGCTTTCATCGCACCCTCATATACTGGTTCATAATCATGGCAACACAATATGCCACCTACGACCAATCGTTTATTCCAATAATTCAAAGCAGAATATGTCGCATCATATGTATGATCGCCATCATAAAACATTAAATTTATTTGCTCGTCAAAAATATACTTGTCAACTTCAAATTCTGTGTGGTCATATGTTATGTTTTTCCAAGGAGCAATATTCGCAAGGAATTGCTCTTTCTGTTCTCGCGGTGAGAGTATAAAGTTATTGACATAATACTTTAACTTTCTTGGTTTACATGCATAGTCCAAATATTGCTCGAGGGTTGCACCATAATTTCGCATCAGTATATCTGGAAAATTTGGATTTAACACAATGTCTGCCTGATATCGTAGAAGATTTCCCCCGCCAAATCTATCAATGGTATGTATGCTGTATTCTTTACCTTGCTTCAAACATGCTTCTGCGAAAGCAACCGTGCTTTTACCTGTCCACGCACCGACTTCTACAATTTTTCCAGACTGCGGAAGATATGTAACTGCTTCGCCAAGAGCATCCACATCCCTTCTTGTAATCAAACCGTAAATATGTTTTGCTCTTTTCATCCAAACATATCCTCTAGCGTGGCAACAGGTTCTGTATTCCAACCAATGCCTTCTACAATTTGTTTTAATGGTTCAAGAAAACTCTTATTGAACATTGTATTATAATCTACATACTTATGAATGTCAAGCTCTTTTGGAATTTTCCCAATAAAACCAATACAATTTTCACGAATAGTATTTGGTTCCTTTAAGTATAGGAACTTAATCTTCTCGCCTTCTTGGATTGCTTCATACTTCATAGTAAGATTGTGCTTCTCGAGTAAATAGTTATACATCAGCGCACCACGAACATGCATCGGTGTTCCCTTTGCATAGATGTCTGCTCTTGAGGTATACTTAACAAGTCCATTGACGCTTCGCGGGAAAGCAATATCTTCAGGTTCCATTTTATTAAACAACCCACGAGTGTGCTCAATAAACTTCTGTAGAGTTGCTTCATCTGCAGTCAATGATAGTCTTACTGCTTCCTTGAGACTTTCGCGAACAGGTGCTGGAGTGGAAGAACGAACGATCTCGAGACCCATGACTTTAAGTTTCGGGTCTTTGTATCGGACACCTTCATTATCGTAGACGTTGAGTGCATACCTTTTCTTCGCAACCCAGAGACCACGTTCTGCGATTGCCTCACGTTTGAATACAATTTTCTTTTGAAATGCATTCGTGTAGTCCGCAAGTCCATCGCAACTCTTGTTGATTGCCTCTGTGATTTTCTCCTCGCAGATTTTATCGAGAACATCAATGAGTTTATCACGTGATAGATTGCCATAGAACTTACGAACAAGAGGGTCCAAGGAAATATAGCAAGAATCAGTATCACTGTAGAAAGAGTAGTTGTGTCCATTTGTTCCTACGACCTTGTTAAGATAGACGTCAAGTGCCTTACCTACTTCCTGAATAATATACTGACCAGTCGTAGTGATGCCCTCGGCAATGCGAGCATCATAGTAGCGGAAATACTCATTTGCCAACGCACCGAACAGTGAGTTCAACTGAATCTTTCTTGCCATCTGAAAGTTATTATACTTCGAGATGTCGTTCTTTAGTTTGGGATTTTTAGTTTCCTCATATTCTTTCTGTGCGATAATCATCAGTTTCTTATACCGCTGTCGGTCATCAAAGAACTTCTGAACAATCTCAGGAAACATTCCCATCTTTTTACGAGTATAACAATAACCATTAGCAGTCATGCAAACATCATCTTGTTTGAGATCTTCGAGATTATAACTATGCTTGAGCAATCCTTTCACCGTTGTGTCTTTTACTACACCCTGAACGAAAGTCTCTGGTGATTGATTGTACTGCATGATGATTGATGGATACAGCGAGGTAGCATCAAAGGAAACAACCCAGTCATACCTTCCTGCCTTTGGTTCTTGCACATATGCACCCTCAATAGTCCTACCCCTGTTTTCTTTCTTCTGGGGAATCTGGATATTTTGATCATGCAAGTGATTGTAGATAATACAATCCCACGTGCGAACCTGTGAGAACACATCCGTATAATTACACTTAGCATCGTATGCCATCGTAAGCACAAGTTCAATCAGTTTCATCTTGCGCTCAAGTTCGTCAACGATCTCAACGTCGATGATGTTATACTCTACGAACCGTGTCCAGTCTTTTGTATAGAACTCGCGGAATGTTTCATACGGATGCTCAAGTTTTTTCTTACCAAGTTCTTCCTTGGCAATGTGATCCAACTTGTAACTTTCTTGTCGAGTATACGTAAACTTCTTATAGAGATCGAGATAGTCAATAACTGCAACACCAGTAATATCATAAGAGATATGTTCGCGACCCATGATTGTCAAATTCTTACGACGAACCAGACCCCATGGCGAGAACTTCTTGCGCATGGTTGTATCTTCTTCGGTGCAGAACAGACGATCGATCCGAGAGATTAGATACGCAACGTCGAAGAGTTCGCAGTTCCAACCTGTAATAATGTCTGGGTGATTGTCAGAATAGAAACGCAGGAAGGTTTCTAGCAAGTCGCGCTCATCGTCGCATTTTACATAGAGAAACTTGTTACCTGAATCCCTCAGAGTCTGGACAATCTCAGAGTTCTTGTCATCAAACTCACCACAACCGAAGGTGATAATCTGACGAGTGATAAGATTCTTTACCGTGATCAGAAGAACTTCTTCGATAGGATTGTTTACATCAGGAAACCCATGCTCTGCTGAAGTCTCGATATCGATAGTCTGAATATTAAGTTGAGACATATCCCACTGAATTTCTCCAGGATATTTCTTTGTAATATACTGGTAACCATAGTTGGTTTGGCCAAAGATTTCAGAATTCTCTGCTTGACCATATGTCTGAACAAACTGCTTGGCAGCATTGTTATCTTCAAATTCAATCGGTTGGAGATTTTCTCCATACAGAGACTTGTATTGTGTTTCTGCGCCACCCTTTGATTTTACAAACAGGGTGGGACTGAAGTCATCTCGTTTGGTGAAGCGCACACCATTATGGACGCCTCGGACTAAAACCTTGGAACCATATTGGTGTGCGCATGTATAAAATTTCATATAAAACCCTCGTCATTCAAATACTACTATACTATAAAACATAACAAAAGTAAAGGGATTTATCGTAACTTATATCCTATCTTTGCTTCTAGTTCTTCCAGTTTCATAGTTGAAACCTGTGACTTGGGAACTAGATTGTCTACGATATAGACTGCAACGTTTCCACTCTCGAAGAATGCAACCTTGTAAAGAAAGTCTGGAACTGGAACCTTGTTCTTGCCAATTACTTTGGGTGTCGCAGAGTAATGTGCACCAGTTACAACCCACTTGAAAGGAACAGAACGAACACGTTCTTCTAGATTCTTCCAAGCGACACGATTGACAGAAGGCAATTGCGGTGTCATGTTTGTCATGAAGAAAGTATCTGACATCTCGTTTGGATCATCAGCATTTGCTGCAGGAACCATGTGTCCACGGTCATAACCAGAGTTGGTATAGTCAGCAGGTGTTGGTGAGTCAGCGATGCGCTTATCAGCACGGAAGTCGTCAGTACGTGGAGTTTTCTTCAAACGTTCTTGTGCGATTTCGGTCGAAAAGATATTAGCATTGCGGTCATCATCATATACAATTGCGAAGAATGAGTTGCAGAGAACCTTAGTGTTTGGAACTACGATTTCCTTACCATTCGGATAGAACTGATCACATGGAGAAGCGAATGCTGTTCCTGGAAGCAGGAATAATGCGAGAGCGATTAATGGTTTCATAGGATAATTTTACTTTCCGGAACGACCAGACCTGAACCGTAGCGAGTATTATACTCGTTTAGCATTCCAGTCTCTGGTTCAAAAACTGTGATAACTGCACCAGAACGTAGAGGAACCATGTCATCTTTTGCGTATGGGCAGAATGGTGCTAGACCTATACCGAATTGATTGTTCTGATTAGGAATCATCATAATCTGCATAGGTTTCTTTAAAATGACAAGACCATCAATTGTCTCGTCGATATCAGCGATAATTTCATCACCACTGATTAACTTCACACATCTAATATTACTCATGTATTCACCTTCATATTGTTATTTAGTTGAGAAAGAAGCAATCATTATCGATTTGCCCCTAGTAATTGAGAGGATAGATTTACCATGTTCGGGTAAAAAGTTGCAAAAACTTCTTTCACCTCGTCAGCATTTGCAATTTGTTCGTATGGATCGAGAGGTAATTGTTTTTCATTGAAGATTCCGAATGCCAGTTTCTTCTCATTTTCATCTAAGTGTGCTGCCATCGAAGTCAATTCATCATATTCCACAACAATATGACTGCCGACAATATTAGTCATGACTCTCTTATTGTGTTCTTCCATAAGATAACGACCAAGGATCATCGTCTTTAATTCTGGAATATCCACGTCTAACACAGCAGAGTTTTTTCCACTTCTGAAAATCATAGTTTTCTTAGCAAAGTAAGAACTAAGAATCTTATGTTCGAAGTTACGATTAACATATACAAATTTAAAATTCTGTTTCTTTAGAAACTCCAGACCATCAACAAGAGAAATAAACGTCAATCTATCATCTAAGAATATACGACATGTCAATGGTTGCGTTGGGTCTGCTCGCGATACCTTATCGATCCAATCTTTTCCTAACGCAGGAAGTTGTTCGACATTTCTATTGGCAGCCATTTTTAGTTTACCGTCACCATCAGTAACCATGTTAAATGACAGTTTGTTATTTTCATCTATGTCGAGATTGGCAAAATAAGCAGTATTAAAGTTCATGAAATCTTCAAGCGTCACAACACCTTCAAACTTTTTACCAATAGAATAGTTAAGTAATGCTTCAGTAAGTTGTGTTCCAGATCTCGCAACACCAACAACACAGTACCTGTGATGCGTTAGATTCCAAGGAAGAGGTTCAGTCAAATTTAACATTACATATGATCACCTTCATTGTTAATGGTGGGTGAGAATTAATCCCACCCACCAGTCTTAAATTACTTTGTTTTACCTTCTGCTAAGAATTCGGCAGCCTGTGACGGATACTCATTATCCTCATCGCTGATGTCGATTTTCTTTGCTTTCTTTTCTTCTGGAATAAATGCTTCCAACCAAATCTTCAGCATACCATTGACCAGCGAAGAACTCTTTACTTCAACATTGTCGGCGAGAGTGAATTCACGTTTGAATCCTCGCTCAGCAATTCCCTTGTAAAGATATTCAGTGGATTCAGGCGAGTCGCACTTTCCTTTGATGGTCAACTTGCCTTCTTGCAATTCAATATCAATCTCCGACTTACCGAAACCAGCAACTGCCAGTTCGATTACGTAGCGATCTTCATCGACTTTCTTGATATTGTATGGGGGATATTTTACTGGCATCATTTGCGACGATTGATCAGCAATATCTGCTAATCTTTTCATGACGCGATCTGCGCCAACGAAATAACGGTCGAAGTCTGCCAAATTAGTTGTATTAAATTTCATAATTGTTCTCCTATTAAGCGAGATTAAAAAAGAGTGGAGTCCGAAGCACTCCACCCTCTATTTATACTATACTTTTAGAAGAAAGTCAATTATTTTTTGCGACCAATGTTATATTTCTGAACAAGTTCCCACTCATTCTTTTCCTTGAACGCAATTACTTTAATCTGATTTAGTGGTGCTTTGTCTTCATGAATCTCTGGATTTAGAATAGTAATTAATCCCCAATCCGAAAGAAGATGTGCTACCGTGTTTCGACGTTGTAAATCATTGTCGCTAAAGTCTGCATCTTTACCATCCAAGGCAAAGAGTTCTTTAAAGTGCACGATGAAATATCTGCCCTGCTTGTGTAGAATGTGACATGATTGATAAAGAATCTTTTCTTTTCTTGATGCAACACCAATACGGGAAAGGGTCTCGCGAACTTTCAAGAAGTCATCAGGATTCTTTAAGTTGACTTCCAGCGGTGCGTACCCTGGAAAGTCAATGTCAAAAAAATCTTCGCTCATTTTTTACCACCTTTAAACAATTTCTCTTTTATATATTTTTTTTGTTCTTCAGAGAGAATTGTGAGTGCTTGGCGAGCCTTGTCATTGCTGTAACCATAATACTCTTTCACCATCTCCACTTCGGCATCGTCCTCGATTTTGATCCATTTGTCAAATCGTTTTCTAGCGCGAATAGTATTTATAAGATACATGTTTTGCATGCTCTTATCGAGATGGGAACGGCAGTTCATTTCATTGGCAGGGTGAACAGTGTCAATACTGAATGTCAACCCACGATTAATGATCCAAGGATTGTATTGTTTCTCAGACCAATCGTCAACTATTAGATTCTTCTTTTCATAGTTTATATCTTTAATGAAGTCGAAAGGAGATATACCCTTCTTCTTTTCTTTGTACTCCTCAGCATCATATTCAACTTTCGGAGCACCCAAACCATCGAGCACTCCAGTCATTATTTCCACTCCATCCCTGCCATAATTTCAGCGAGACAAGCAACAAGATTGATCTCAGGATTAGCAGCAAACGCTGCCTTATACTGATAATCTGCAAGCAGCAGAACCAACTGCGAAGGATACTTGACATCATCTAGAATGGTATCATAGATCTTGCGGAAGATAAGATTTGGGTCATTGTCGATGTTATCGACCACCCAGTTACGCATCTTCTTGAAGTCTTTGCTCTTCAATGAGGTAACAAGTTCTTTCATGTTGACTTCTTGAACATTGACGAGGATACCTTCATCAATAGTTCCGGAGACACTGTAACGTTGCAGTTCGTTTAGAACACGGCGATAGTCGGGGAAGTGCTTCTTGAGAACTTCAGCGACAACCTTCTCATCGAATGTAACATTCTCAGTTGCAAGAATGTCAGACAGACGCTTCATGAAACGACCTGCCATCTTAGGACGGTCTGCCTTTGTCAACTTAAATTCGATGACAGCAGTCCGACTGTGAAGAGGAGCAATGATTCGGTTCTTAAAGTTACATGTGAAGATAAACCGACAGTTGTTTGCAAACTCTTCGATAAATGCACGCAAGGCAGGTTGCGTAGAGTTTGGATTGAGATAATCTGCTTCGTCTAGAATAACTACCTTAGTCTTACCGCCAAAGGAAACTGACGAAGCGAACTCTCGAATCTTGGTGCGAAGAACATCAATACCTGATTCTTCTGAACCGTTGATGATGATATAGTCACATCCAAGTTCTTCGCAAATCGCACGAGCAATCGTAGTCTTACCTACACCTGCTGAACCGCAGAGAAGCATGTTTGGAATTTCACCAGTCGCAACGAACTCGCGGAATGTCTTTAGTTGATCATCGGGGAGAATACAATCATCAAGTTTGTGAGGACGATACTTTTCAACCCAGAGGAACTGTTCTTTTGATACGTTCATTTTTCACTTCTTCCATTATGTTATACTTAGGAGACCATCCCAAGTTTCTCAATTGTGAATTGTCAGCATGTGTGACAATTCGTTCACCAGTTACTTCACGAATAGGGACATCACGATATCCATATTCACGAGCAACATCAACAACAGAGACAGGATTACCTGTCCCAATATCCAATTTACCCTGAATACGGGTATCTGTCAATATAATTTTTATCGCTGAAACAACATCTTCAACATGAGTCCAGTCTCGTTTATGATCAGTAAGATACTCAACTTTGTTATTGAGCATCATATCATAGAACATATCGGGGCGGGAGTCAGGTCCATAGACAGTGTGAAAGCGCATTCCTACTGAATATTTTGGAGCAATTTCTTCCATTGCTTTCTTGGTAGTAGCATATGGATTCTGCCACCACTCATAAATTGATGACGAAGAAGCATAAACACATCGAAGATTGAGACGTTCGCATTCCGAAAAGACTTGCATCGATCCTTTGACGTTCACGTCCCAATATTCGTCAGGGTCCAACCAACTCTTGCGCACACCTGCTAGTGCGGCAAGGTGAAGCACTGCTCCATAATACTCAGAGATTTTAAACTCTCGAATGTCTCCCTCATAGGGAATCACATCAAAGGAGTCGGACAGAATGCGTAAAGCATTCCGCCCGATAAATCCTTCATGACCTGTTATAAGAACTCTCACAGTCAGGAATCATCTTCCACTACAGTAAGATCGATGTCGTTGAGACTCAGAAACTTATTAAACTGTCGAATAACTTCGTATGGATTGCTAAGATCTAAATCAAAATCCATACTCGTCGAGCGATTAAGATGTTCATCATCGTTGTTATACGGTACACGCGAACTGAACGAAATTTCCAACTTGTTCATATTAAATCTCCAATTAAACTACTGACGATGGTTCCATTGCCAACCAATACTCAAGGTTCTTGGATGCATGCTTAAAGTGCATTGCTTTCTTGCGACCGAGAGCAACAGTGTAGTCATCTGTAATGACCTTCAGATTCTCAACCTTTAGTCGACAATCAAAGTCACCAACATCAGTTGTAGTCAATTCCTTACGATACGCATTGGCACGTGGATTGCTTGGGTCGCTAACGCTCAATGTCACCTTGCCATCCTTAGAGACAATACTCATGGTCGGAGCAGAGAGAACGTTCGCTGCCTTCTGCACCATGCTGATGTCAGCAGCAGACAAGGTGAAGTCGAAGAATGGATCAATCTCGAGAGTCTTATCTGGAGCAGCGGTAACTACACTGGGATCAGCATAACCATACTCAAACTCAGACTTACCTTCACGAAGGAACATACCTGTTTCTTCAAAGTCAATCTCAGGATTTTCCCAGAGACTCAGCAACGCAAGGAAGTTGTTCAAGTCATAGACCGCAAACTCACGGTCAAAAGTTTCTGAGACTGTTGCGCGAGAGAGGATATTCTTACCTGCACTGACAGTGGAAAGAACATTACCCTGACGAACAAGGATGTTGGTATTAATACTTGCAAAGTTCTTTAGAAGTGCAAGGGTGTCGGATGAAATCTTCATAATATATTAGTCTTTCTTCTTTTTAGTTTTCTTACTGTTTTCTGCAGTAAATTCAATTATACTGGGAATAGTGTCGGAAGTCAATAGAGAAGTGGTTCCCATGTTATGTAAATGCCAGTTGGGGGCAGTCGCATATTCTGGTTTGACAGTAATAGTATCTGAATACGACAACGAGGTCTTCAATTCATAAGGTTTACTATTGACTTTTTCAAATGGATCAGGTATACTACTCTGTTGTTCCTTGTCGTGCACATGCATCGCAATGATTGCATAGTGAATGACTTTCAACAAATCCTTACGCCAGTCTTCAGGTGTTCCTTTGTGACCGTAGCGTTGGGCATACTTCAGGATATTGCCTACAGTAAAACCAATACCATGACCACCGTCGATAATAAACTCGGTTGCTTGGTATTGATTCTGTGAGTAATGCTCACCATAGGTGGCATCAATATATTGGGTAATCTCCCGTAGGAGATCACCCTCGTCATACTTGTATTTAATTGTCATTATATCTCCTTAGAACGGGACTTCTTCATTAACAGACTGGAAATATGCGTCTTCATTTACGCCATCATCTGGCGCTGCATCGCTGTCGACTTTCTTATAGAGGTCTAGGAAAGCGGACTTAGTGTCAGCATCGAAGCGATTGACGCAAAGTTCGATTGCCTTAGCACGCGAACCGAACATAGCAAAAGCATTGACGATGTGCTCAAGACGACGAGTCGAGATGAGTTCCTCAACACCACCTTCATAGAAGGTCTTACGGATAATATCTGCCCAAGTTACCAACTTGTCAGCAAATTCATCGTCAACCTTATTGACCTTTTCCATCTTGTTGAGGATAATCTGCTTCTCAATCTTTAGCGAAGGATATTCCTGCTCAACAGTGATGGCAAAACGCTCAAGGAACGCATCGTCAAGAATCTGGGCAGACATAAACTTGCCATCGTCAGAACCACGACCCTTGGTGTTCGCCGTAGCGATAACGTTGAACCCTGCCTTGGGGTAAACTGTCTCACCAGTTTTCTTGTTGAAGTATGGTTTACCTTCGAGAATTGCTTGGAGACACATCATCTTGTTCGAACCACGGTCGATTTCGTCAAGGATGAGGATAGCACCACGCTTCATAGCAGTGAGAACTGGACCTTCACGATAAACAACGTTACCGTCGACGAGGGTGTTACCACCAATCAGGTCGTCTTCATCAGTTTCAATGGAGATGTTAACACGCATACATTCGCGCTTCAACTTAGCACAAACCTGCTCGATCATGGTGGTCTTACCGTTACCCGACAGACCAGAGATAAACGTTGGGTAGAAGTTGTTCGACTTCACAACCTTCCGAAGATCGTTGTAGAAACCAAAGGGAACATAGGTCGGATCAACGTGCGGAACGAGGTTCTCGATCACTGTCTGCAACTTCGGTTGGATAACCATCTTAGGAGCAGTGGCAGGGAGTTGAACGACAGATGACTTAGCACCTACCATCAACGGAGACAGGTCATACGTACCACGCTTGATCATACGGTCGCGCTGAAAAATCCAACCAGGATACTTCATCCCAAGAGATTCGGCAGCGGCAACAATATCACGCTTACGGAAAACACCATTGTTGGTGTTATTGTCGGAAAGGAACTCAACCAAAGCATCACGATTCATCATAAAAATATCCTCACATCACATCATCATTTAATATATTCAATATACCCTAGAACGGTATAAAAGTCAAGCCGCTTTTTCACTATAAAGATAGGAAAGATAACCAGCGATATAGGCATCAGAAGCACCAACCATCACGCGAAGTTGAGAGACAATAAAATCAAGTTCAATAGACTCAACCCAACCATTTTCAAAATCATCACGAGCAGTGGCGAACCCATCAGCGTAAGAAGTAAAATCAGTCATCAACATTTCCTTTCTCATCTTATATACCATTCTACCCCGAAACGGCAGAAAAGTCAAGCCCTTTCTTTCGCTTCGGGGTAAATAATTTAGGCGACTGCCTGAATCATTTTGTTCAACAGAACTCGGTTGGTTTGCTTAGTATTTTGGAACTTCTTGAATGCCCGACGAAGATCTTTAGGGTCGCTGCTGTCAGTGTCAAAGACATCTTCACCAATAGTCAACTCGCCGCCACCAGGAATCAAAAAGCGATCATCGAAACCAAATGATTTTGTGGTATGGAAAAACTTTTGTTTCCATTCATTCTTCCACTTGGTATCGAAATCTTCAGCAGAATTGTGCATACGTTTTGCTACCCACTTAGGATTGTAAGGAGCGATGTAGAAATTGATAACACGCGAACCAGTTGCCTTCTTGTAGAGTTCTAGAAGAGCAACTTGCAGTTGAGTGCGATAAACTTCATCATTATACTTAACTGTCACCGAAGCATTGGTGCTTGCATCTGTGATGTTGACATGGAACGTTCCATAACGGCCTCCGACAGTGATATTGTTATCGCCATCACCATCGGTGAGGAACACAGTGTTGAGAACTTCTACACGATTTTTAGCACGGAACTTTTCAGCAATCGAACGAGCAACCATGATTGATTCTTCGAGTGGAGTCGAAGCAAGACCCATTATGTCTGAATTGCGAACGAATCTTTCAGTCCGACGAGAAGGACGAACAGAATAGTCATATCCCTTGGCGCACATAAGAAGAGTACGAACTACTTCATTAAACTTAGCAGACGAACAGTTATCCGAAACAAACTGCAACAGATTGAACGAACTGTCACCAATTTCAAGTTCCTTGCCAGATGAAACCGTGTCACTAGCACGATTTGCACGCATGGCATCAGACTTGGAATACTTGTCGTTGACAACACCATTGTTGGTGAAACCATAAACTTCAAACGGGATGCGAACCTTGCGGCAGAACATCATGAGCGTAACCAACTGCTCAATCGTGCCCTTCATGTTTGATGCCATCGAACCAGACATATCCAGGAACAAAAGCATACCATGGTTTTTACCATTAGGCACAACTGTGTTGCGAGCGAACAAGTCTTCGCTGATTTTATGTGCCCAAACACGGTCAACATCAAGACGACCAGTCTTAGAAGTCTGCGCACGAGCAAACTCTGAAGCGCGACGACGCATTTCAAATTCTTGAACCATGGTATTAATATACTTCTGGTTGTTGTTGCGGAACTCGGAGAAAACTTCCTGTGCAACTGGGTCATAATCTACAGTTTTTGTAAACCACCTGTCAGCATACACAGTCGGGCGCATCCTATCAAGAACCCAATCCATAGGAATGACATAGTTCTTGGTATCAACCTTGCGGAGAATACCATACGCATACTCACGCGACTTTGAGTCGATGAACGTATCTTCCATTTCGCGGAAGTTCTGATCAGTGATAGAGACAGGGTCTTCGTTCAGGACTGGTGTATCGTTTGAACCAGGAAGTTTTTCACTTTGAGTGGGAGCAACAGCGCCATCTTCATTTGCGTCGTCGGCAGACTTAGCATCGGACTTAGCATCAGACTTAGCATCTTCACCAGTTTTATCACCAGAATCAGCATCAGCATCAGCAGATTCACCTTCACCCGACTCGCCTTCGCCACCATCACCAGATGTCTGATCATCCATGTCGGAGAACCATTTATCGACATCGTACGAGGCATCGTCGTCACCGTCTGAATCGTCCATAAGTTCGCCCATAAAGTTTGACGAATCAAAGTTATGCTCGGGTTCAGATTTAGCAAGTTCGTAGAGTTCTACTGCGAGCGCAGCAACATCATCCCATGTTTCCAACGCATCAACACGAGCAAGATACTGGTTCTCATCAGCGCTGAATGGAGCATTGAGGAAAGAACCAACCTTATAGTGCAGATTGATGCGGTCAATGAGACGCAACTTGTTGAGGTCATATCCCTTAACGCCGAAGAAGTTATTCTCGAACAGTTCCTGATACCCAGCAAAGAAGTTGCGACGGATACCAGGAAACTTGTCCTTAATCTTGCGCTCGATACGAGCATCTTCAAGAACGTTCAGATAGGACTTGATACCGATGCCGCGAGCATCAATCTCACCGTGCCAACCCTGAGCAGGTGTGAACAATGCGTGACCAACCTCATGACCAATAAGCAGGTCATAAAGGTCGGACGACATATCTTTCCAGATAGGGAGGATAAGGGTGCGATTCTTCAGGTCGAACATCGCAGTCTTTACCTTCTGATGTTCAATCCGAAGGTTCTCAGTGGCGAGCAACTTAGCAAGGGTAGACTTATGGGAAATAGACATCACGGAACCTCATCAATTAATATATTTCATTCTACCTCGAAACGAGGCAAAAGTCAAGCCCTAAAATTACTTTCAGGATAAATTAATTACAGCGGGTGATACGCTTTTCGTAGTAGTCGCCATATCTATCGATACCACTGGTAAAAATTTCACGGCAGACAGGACGTCGATAGTGATAATCATACTCACGGTCAAAGACTTCACGGTCGTTTGCACGATCGTTGCGACGATTGCTGGTTGTCGCAGCACCAAGGATAAATGCGCCTACGCCGATGGCGATTGCCTCACCAGTGCTGATGCGCGAACGTCTATGCTGGCGGTCATCCCTACGCTGTTCCCAACCATTTCCACCACGATTCTGTGCTTCGGCAGCAACAGGGGTCGCAACTACAGCGAGAGCAATCAAACTTGAAACAACGGACTTAATCATAACTTTCTCCTTCTATTATTCCATTCTACCTTAGAACCTGACAAAAGTCAAGCCCTTATTTACGATATCTTGTCATGGTTCCATCATGGTGTGCAAGATACGCTTCAAAGTCTACATCTGGATATTCATTTTTCAAATCGAGTAACATGTCAAGATTCGAGATCGCATCATCAAACAAACGAACACGAGCATACTTGCCTGTGTCGAGATACTGTTTAATGAAGATCTTTTTTCCGGCAGCGGAATTCGGTGCGTTTAGATTACCAGCGCGATGCACATGGATGTCATCAATATCGATACCCTGCTTACGGAAGGTATCTAGAAACATGTCACGATCGTCAAAGTCAGCACGAGCAGTGATAACAATCATCTTGCTACCCCTTGCCTTTACGTTCTTATGAATCGCGATTAGTTTGTTAATTGCTTTTACGATAGGTTCAGAAGTGTCGCGGAAATGCTTAGCATCGCGGAACTCGCGGAAGTCGAACGACTCACCAGCACCCAACTTGTAGGTGTTAAACTCTTGGTTAGACAACTTACGGAGGATTTCTCCACCCTTCATCACATAGATGAGTGCCTTTGTGTTGAAGAGGGTCTCGTCAATATCCCAAATGGTTAGACCAGAACCCTCTTTACGTTCGAATATATAATCTTTAAAACCAATCATGCACTCAGTATACCTGTCTTTTTAGAAAAAGTCAAGCCTATTTATTCGTTTACTGATTTTTTTCTTGCACGTTTTGGTTTAGGAGTTTCGGTTTCTTGTGTTGGTTCTTGCGCCGCAATGCGCTTTTCTAACCGCTTGGCGACTTCATCAGCATCTAACCAGATGTCCTTGTTATCAAGCATAGACTTAATTTCATCTTGTGTCAAAAAGTCTTTGTAGAAATAATCAAACAGTTTTTCTGACCAAGACCTGAAGTGAGTGATTTGATCATACATCTCACCACCCTTACCGATCGTACCGCTGGAATAATTGTGGAACATGAACATAGTATGGTCAGATAGTTCGAACCTATCCGCTGACAAGAAAATTAACGTAGCAGCACTCATACAAATACCCTCGACTGAACAGACGATAGTGGCATTTGATTCCTGAATCGCACGAACCAGTTGTAAAGCAGAGAACAAGTCACCACCTTCACTGTTAATACGAATGTAAATTATATCAGTTTCACCTGCTGCTCGCAGAATCTGAAACCATTCAACATATTCTTCAGCAGGTTTAATTTCGCCGCAAAGATAAAATGTTACAGCAGTTGCTACTGGTTGCTGAAAAAACTTCGCTCTTGGGAAATGAGGCAGATCGCCATCACTCATAGTGTCTCGTGATCGCGGTGATCTTGTCAATTTGTGCATCAATAATTGGTATCCTGTTTGGCCAATGAATATACTCCTTCTCAGGATTCTTCATCAGGTTGTAAAGTAGGGGAAGAATTAGATCTTCGACTTGTTTTAGTTTCTCTGTAACTTCCATTTCAACGAGTCGTTTGTGTTCAGAGATCATTGTTGACTGGTCTGCTGTCAAAATACGAGACTCAATGTCATAGAGTTTTGCCATAATCTCATCTTTGAGATCGTCAGCGTCTATTTTCTGAGAACTATACGGTTCTTGAACATGAATTACAGTTTCGGTTGGATCTTCAAATGTGAATCCAAAATCATACGTTTTGTTTGACATATTTCCTCAGATACTTTCTTGCTCGTTTGTTTAAAGACTTGAGTGCCATATCCAGTTTCAACTGTGATACATGATCAGAGAAGTTCAATCCTTCCATATGATCAAATTCATGTTGGGCAATTCTTGCGGGGAGACCCGTAAAAGTTTCAACCACATATTCTCCAGTAACAGTCTGGTATGACATCGTAACTTCCTTGGGTCGTTTTACTGCCAACCACAATCCAGGATAAGATAAACATCCTTCCTTGGCAAGTTCTGTTTCTTTAGAGACAGAAACTACCTGTGGATTAAACACGTTCTTACGATTAGTATCGTCAGATCCCATCACAAAAACTTTAGAATCAATACCAACTTGATTGGCAGAAAGACCAAGTCCCCGTAACCTTCTAGATTCCTCCCACAATTTATCAGCAAGTTCTTGTGCATTCTGTGTTTCAAAATCAAAGATCTCTGGAATCTTGCGAAGAGCAGGATCTGTAAATTTAAGTAGTTCCATTATACCACCATTTCACTGTAATTATTTTTCTTTTCGAACTTGATCAAACTGCGGAACTTGTCAAACAGTTGATCACCCTTGTGACTGATAACAAAGACATTAGTATCTTCCCCAACAGTATCTAACAACGCCATAACATAATCGGTGCCATTATTGTCTAGTGAGGAATCAAATACCTCATCGAGAATAAGCAGATTAGTTGCTACGCTGTTCTTCATCTTAGCAATAGTTCTCCAGGTAAACAGGAGTGCCAGATCGATTCTCTGCTTTTCACCTTCCGAGAACGAAGCGTAACTAAAGTCATCACGATGGCGAGACTTGATAGTTTCATCAAACTTTTCATCCAGATTAAACTGCACAAAGAAGTCCATTGCTTGAAGATATTTATTCACCAACTTATTGATAACTGGAAGATACTGCCGAATAATCTTAGTCTTAATACCAGTGTCCTTGAGGAGTGTCGAGACAACTTCCATGTAATGCTTTTCTTCATTCAGTCTTGCCTTCTCGGTATTTTGAGAGACAACTTCCTTTGCGAGTTGCTTTAACTTATCCTTCTCGACATCAATGTCAGCAGTCTTAGTTTGAATGTCATTCAATTCTAGGTTGAGCGCCTGAACAAGACGTTGCACGATAATAATCTCATTGTTATTTGAGAGAATTTCTTTATTCAGTTCTTGTATCTTTTCAACCAGAGCATTATCCTGGGCGATAAGTTCTTCGAGTTTTGTAAATTCTTCCTGGAGTTTCTCCATTCCTGAAGAAAGTTCTTCGATTTTCTCTTGGCGAGACGATACGATTGTTTCTTTATGGTCGTGGGCAATACCCTGCTGGCACGTAGGACATTCGTCCGTTTCATTATAGAACGCCACCTCCTTTTGAAGATCGCGGAGTTGGGTGGAAAACTTGGTTTTGAATTGTTCGAGTTTCTTTTGCTTACTGGCAAGGTCACCGAGCACTGCACGGGCATCTTCTTGCGTAATCTTTTTATCTTCGAGCGCAGTAACAAGACTTTGGAAACTCGCGATGGATAACTCACCCTCTTCGATTCGGAAGATAATTTCATCAACTCTCTTTTCCTTGTTTGCTTCCAGCGTGTCAACATATTCTTTTTGAATAGTTGCCTTCTGCTTCAAGACTTCTAGTTTGTTTTCTGCTTCGCTAACCTGATCCTTGAGAGCAGTCATCTTATCCTTCAGAACTGTGTTCATCGTAGTGAAGATCTGAATATCAAGAATGTCTTCGATAATCTCACGACGAGTAAACGGTGGCAACTGCATGAATGGAGTAAACGATGCAGAACCCAGAATAACAATCTGTGTAAATGACTTGTAATTAAATTTCAGAATTGATTCTTCGAGATACTTCTGATAGTCTCTGGCAGCAGCATCCTGATTGATTACTTCACCACCAGATTCAATCTCAAAGACATTCGGTTTAATACCACGAACAATCTTATAGTCTTTACCGCCTACTGAGAACTCAATCTCAACAACAAGATTCTTCTTATTGATTGAGTTTAGTAGTTGTGGTTTATTAATATTACGGAATGGTTTACCAAACAGACCGAAGCATAGCGCATCAAGGAAAGTCGATTTACCACCACCATTCTCACCAACAATCAGAGTGCTCGGTGAGCGATTCAAATAAATTTCAGTAAACGTATTACCAGTTGATAGAAGATTCTTCCATCGTATTGTTTTAAAATAAATCATACAGAAACGTGCTGTGCCTCAATATACAAAGTTCTCAGTAGGTTTTTAATCTTGTCTTTATCAAGGTCGGTTGAAACTGTGTCAACAAAATCAGAAAGAACTGTCATTGTATCCTCAATGTCAAGTTTCTCATCTTCCATTGCCTCGGTCTCAAACTCTGAGAAGTCTTCAATAATTTTTAATTCGATCAGGTTGCAATCATACAACTTGTCAACGAAACGATCAAACTTATAGAAGTCTGTTTTCTTTACGACAACTAATCGAACGCAACTCCCCACAAGTGTGCTAAGATCAAGCAAACTAGGGTCACCAGTAGTGTCATCATAATAGATTTTAAGAAAGATTTTAAATGGGTTCTCATGAAATTCTATCTCATTCGTTTCCGTATCATAGAGGTGATACCCTCGTGGATCATTATAATCGCTCCAAGTAAACTCATAGGTATTACCAAGATAGACAATGTTACCAGACCGACTCCGATGATGAAAATGACCAGAGCAAACAAGAGGAAATTTGTCAAACTCTGCAGTGCCCATGCCGTGGTCATTTTTATGCCCACGATACATTTCGAAACCTGAAAACTCAAAGTGTCCAAATACTGCTTGTGCATTACTTTTATCTACAACCTCCATGGTTTCTGCATAGTTACCTGAACAAATCCATGGAACAAGCAGTAGATTCTTTCCGTCGAGTTTAATTTCTTCTGCCTCAGAATATGTAATCACGTTACCATATTCACGAAGTAGCAGGTCTAGTGAGTTTACTTCATTCGTATTCTTGAAAAATGTGTCATGGTTTCCTGCGATCATGTGCACGTCAATACCAAGATCTCGTGCTTTATCGAAGAAATACTCACGACACTTTTTTAGTGTGTTATAGTTTATAAACTTGCGACGATCAAAAACATCACCAAGATGAATAATAGTTTTAATTCCTGCTTGTTCAAGGTGCGGGAAAAACACCTCAGTATAAAACTTCGCGAAGAAGTTATCGAACGGAATAGAATCTGACCTAGCACCAAAGTGAGTGTCTGTGATCAACGCAACCTTCATACTCGAACTTTCTAATTACTTTGCAGTTGTAGTTGGTTTCGCTTCAGTAGGAACCACTTCCTCCAACTTTTCTTCGGTGGTTGGTTCTACTCCACCTTCTTCTGCGAGACGCTTAAGAACAATTTGTCCGTCACAGATCATGTAGTGTTGACCATCGCCGAGATCACTTGACTCAAGATAGATGCATCCTGGATTCTGCGTAGAAACACCTTGAACACCATTCCTATGGTCAATGACATCAGCGATTAATGTACCGATGATCGATACAAACGCAAGAAACAAAAATGCTGTAAACCAATTTTCACTCAACCACACAACGTACTTGTTAGTTTTTACTTCAGTCATATACAACTCCTTTAACAATCTTTAATAAATCCATTCTACTCTATATCAAGAGAATTGTCAATGATTTTTTGGTCTAAATATTTCGGTCGACGCTTCGGTAAGTTATTGACCTTTGGTGCATCGGGTTTATCAAACTCATCAATCATGTCCATCTGCTTCTTAACATAGTCAATAAACTCATTGCCGTAATCGCCTGTATCGTGGTCTTGAGTGATCAAGTCATGGACATCAATGTTTCTCATGTATCGATACTTAGTTTGCTGCTGGCGTTTCTCCTTCGCGATACGACGGAGGAATGCATAGTATGTTATCTGAGTGAAATATGCGAAGGGATTATTAGATTTTTCAGGATTGAAATTATCAATGTAAGTAATACAATTTTCAATACCATCCGAAACCATTTCTTCTCGATAGGTATAATTGATAAAGTTACTCTTGTATGCCAAGTGAGTTGCGATCTTTAGAAAGCATTCTCCGATATAGTTAGGAACACGTGGTTTCAATGTTCCTGCTTCTTTTGCGGCAAGCACACTATTTCGATACTTAGTAATCTCTTCTAGAAACTTAGAGTTATCTACATAATGTATGTTGTTTTTCTTGTTCTTCTTGAATGGTTTTTTCACATTCTTTTCTGGTATTTCAGTCATTTATAACTCCATCTATACATACGTTATACTATACTTTTTCTAATTAGTCAATGATTTTTTTTCACTATTATTTCAGTATATAGCTTGACAACACTCGCGATTCGAGGTATAATGACTATGTCGAGTATGATGAATAATAGCTTTACTACTGCTTAATTGAGTAGGTTCCTGCTTCTGAGTAGTCGGGAGTGCAACATTTCCATGTCGACGTTTGTCTCTTGCGTTTCCTCGGGAAGTTTTACTTCCCCTGAGATATATCTCTCATACTGGGCGAGGAGATTTTCTCTCAATACACAGACAGTAATTATTTCGGATTTGGGAATCAGGAAAGTTTTCTCTGTAGTAATACCAATCCATGGTTTCAGAAGAAACGTTTCCCCAACAACATCTTCTTGAATGACAGGATAGGGAACTACCGCAATGGGATTATCCATCCAGAATAATTCATTGGTATCACTGTCCCTTATCGATGCGATTACTAGGTCGCCATTTTTAAATTTAAGTACCTTTGGAGTTTCCATCAGTAGATATCCTCACGAGTTTGTATTTAAAACCTTCTTCATTATATAACTTAATTCTCTCTATCATGTGTAGTAGAGTATAATTTTTTCTGCTCTTCCAAGATAGGTCATCACCTATATCAAAAAGGCGACAGGAAGTTTTGTCATCTCCCTTACGCAACCCTCTACCAATCGACTGGAGATTTCTTACTCTGGATTTCGACGGAGAAGCGAATATGACATTATGCAGATTCCTTATATTTATTCCCGTTGAAAAGGTGCCATACGATGCAATGATGACTGCATCTTTTTCTTTCTCAGTAATCTCACGAACCTTCTCGCGCTGCTGAGTATCAGTTCCACCATGGACAAAGAATACTTGACGGGAATTTCCGATCTTCTCTTTGATCAAGTCATACAAAACTGCGCCATGTTTCTCGACAAACTGAAACAGAACTAGCGTGTTGCCCTTCTGTGTCGTTGCCAGATTCTTGATTATGTTGTTCCGTTTTTTGTGTGTTACCAACCAGTCCATTTCTTCCTGATAGGTATACTTCGCCAGCGCCTTCTTTTCTTCGTCGGGATAATCAAGAACGAGGCAAGCAATCGCCAGATCGGCGACTGACCCCTGCTCCATCAATTCTTTGGTAGAGATAACTTTGTGCACCTTGCCAAACAATCCCTCGAGGATTAACTTATGCGTCTTAGTTCCATCAAGAGTTCCTGTTGTTCCGATCCGGAACTTAGTCTTGGTGCATTTGTTGAAGATTGATGTTAGCGATTTCGCTTTGAAAAGATGCGCTTCGTCTCCATATATAACATCAAACCCATCAAAAAACTTTTTAGGTAATTTGTAGATTGACTGCCATGTTGATATTGTAATGGGATACTCATTCGACTTCTCGAACCCTGAATAGATTCTCGCACAATTGTAACTTGCTTTCCAGTCTGTTTCCGAGGCATAATCTTGAAAGTCCTTATACATTTGTTCAACCAGAGATGTGGTTGGAACAATAATTAATTGTTTGCGTCCAAACTTTTGATGGTAACGCATCAAAAGATAAATGATCAGCGACTTACCCGATGCAGTTGGCGACAGTAGCAGAGTTCTGCCGATGCGAATCGCATACTTAACAGCGTCCAACTGGTAGTCTCTCGCTTCGATCGGATTACCTTGTGAGTGAAGATTCAGCGAGTCAGCATATTCAACCAGTTCTTCGTAGGTTATGGGATCGCCGATACGTTCGATCTGAACGTCCATCTCATACTCATTACGCTGACAAAATTCTCTGAGATATGGAAGAAGTCCTACGTATAGTTCTTTGGTCCACATGTTAAACAAACGTGCCTTACCGTCCCATAACTTAGCACGGTAGGTGGGCATAAATTTTGCACCTGGAACATCAAACGTAAAATACTCTGATAGTTCCTGTGAAATACTGGGGTCGCATTCCACATTAAGATACACTTCATCTTTTTTCGTGATGGTTAGATCGGTCACATTAATCCATTTGTAAACTTGGTCCACTCAATCGCAGACTTAATATCCCATGTCCTACTATTTAGTGACCGCAGAATCTGCTCTAATTGGTATAGAACTGCTTTGATATAATCAATCTTGTCCTGTTGCTTGATCATCTCTTCATCACATTGAAGAACATCATCCATCTCATTCTTCAGTGGTTTGAGACCTTGGTATTGATTCCATCCATGTTCTTCGAGTTCTTCGCGTGTAAGTTCTCCACGATAATACCGCATCTTAGTTCTGCGCAAGCGATAATAATCTGCCTCTGCCTTGCGCAGTTGCAGTTTAGAATTTGATAGTATGTTGAGATACTTAGAGTGCAACTCTGGGGTTTTGGTTGACTCTGGACCAAGATTTAATTGATCGATCTTACAGTCTTTAGTCCATGACTCTTGAATTTCAGATAGTTTCATAATGCCCTCAATAGAAAAATAATATAAGTATACTAAATTTTGTTTGGAATGTCAAGCTTTAAAGTGCCTCAACAGTATATTGGCGATATTTAAATGCAGCAATACCAACCAAGAAGTCTGCTCTACCAGAACTAATATCGAAGTCTAATGCCTCGAGACTGACAGGAAACACATCATAGTATGTAATTTTAACATTCGGATTATTGTCCGAGTCAAGAATGAAGAAGTCGGCATCAGAGAAGTTGCCTAGTGCACCGAGGCGTTTATCTGAGATAGCAGGAAATCTATAACGTTGCGCTTCATTCCAGTTTTTGTATTGCTCTCTAGACTCTGGGAATCCTAGACCAACCAACCAGTTATATAGTTCGAGGTAGTTGCTCATGTTCTCTTGAACAAGGAATCGAATTACCAAGTCGCCGTATGTCAATTTATCACCAGGAACTGGAATATTTGACAGAGGTGTTTGGAATTCAGGTGAACCAATTTGAATAGCAGGAATGTTTGCTGCCTGACAGAAGTATGAAACATTTGGTAGATTGTGGATCTGAAACTTAAATCCATTTGGTTTAAGATAATCGAGATCGCTGGGTTGTTGATTAACCCAGTTTGCTTCTGTTACACCTAGTGATGTTTTTAATACCATGTTACCCTCATTTGTTTCATACTATTTATAATGAAAATGGGGAGAGCATTTCTGCTCCCCCCAGTTTCTTAGCAACCCTCTCTCTAACGGAGAGGTATCGATTACATAAGGTTAGTAACCTTAACGCGACGATAGTATTGGTTGCGGTTGGCAGTGAATGTATCACCGTCAGTTGTACCGTTCGACTGAGTTACGAATGGGTTAGCGATCATGCCGTAACGAGTCTTGAAACCAATTTTTGGTTGGAAGGTGTTAGGGTCGATAGCACGAACCATTTGTAGTGGAACGTATGGGCAATAGAAGATACCAGCGTCATAAGCATTGGCACCCTTATAACCAACAACATAGAACTGCGATGCAGCGCCAGTGTTTGCTGAGTAAGGATCAACGAATACCTTGTAACGACCGTTCAGCGTACCAACGAAGGTATTGCCTGTGTCATCAACTTGAAGAGTTGGCGAACCATTAAGTGCACCACCTGTGTCAAGCATACCTGCCATTGCAAGAGCAGCAGCAACGTCTGACGAACAGATAATGAAGTTACCCTTACCACGACGAGTGTCTTGAGCGATTACGTTAGCGTCACGTTCGATGTTGAACAGAAGACCCTTGAAACGCTCAACCGACCAACGACCGTTTGAGTCAACGTCAAGATCGAAAGTACCAGCAGTTGCAGTCGAAGCAGCACCTGTCTTAGCAACCTTGTAGATCGTACGGATAACTTCGCGGTTGATTTCAGCAAGAATTTCTTGTGAAAGGATGTTTGAAAGTTCGCCTTCAGCGTCAAGACCGTGAATTGCCTTGAGATCTTGAGCGAGTTCTACTGTGTATTCTGCTTTAAGAGCACGTGTCTTAGCAGTTACAGTTGTCTTCTCGATCGAGAACGCCATTTCGTTGAAGTCAGTTCCGCCTGATTCGCCAAGTTGCTCAGCGTCAACAGTAGCAATACCAGTACCTGTGGTGTAAGAACCATCAACTGGGTTTGAACCAGCATGAGTTCCTGTACCAGCGAAGTCAGTATCTGCTTCGTTGAAGAGTGCTTCTGTGCCGTCTTGTGTCGCATACTTCGACTTCATTGCGAAGATAAGACCAGTTGGACCAGTCATAGGTTGAACGCCAGCAACGTCATATGCCATTAGGTTTGGCAACGCACGACGAACGAGCGAGATTAGGATTGGATCGTAGCGATCGAT